CCTGTAGAACTTGTTCCTCCAACTAAATTACCAATATTGTTTCCTTCCCACCAATCATAAAAAGATGGCCATGCTTGATCTGTTGTAAATTCTTGTTCCCATTTCCAGTTTACACTTTTACCTCTGTCTCCAGCTCCTATTCCACCATAACCCGATCTCCATATTTGAAATTTAAATCTAATAACTGATCCAGCAGGTAGATCGTAGTATTCAGGAGTTGTATAATTAGCGTTAAAAACAGGATACGAAACCGTTCTGTTTGGGTCCGCTACTATACCCGTACCACAAGGAGACGTTTTAGTAATAGACCTGTCGGCAACTCTTAAATAATGTATTGTACTGTTTGGTGATGCTCTTAAGGTTATTTTGTCAGGATTAATACTAAAATATAAACCCGCCAACGAATCACTTGACCCACTTCCAGGGTCTGGACCTAATTCTCCTCCTCCATATGACTGTACGTCTATCACCGTTTCTACTGCTAAATCATTTAAAGGACCGTTTGAGTCTGCTTTACATATTAATCTTTGCCCTGCCGATACTAAATTTTGATCGTCCCCTTCTAATTTTAACCAATATATATTTGGATTTAGTCTGTCTGTATAAAATCTTGTTACATATATTATGTTGTAATTAGTAAAGTTAGGTTTTAAAACAAACTTATATCTTGTAGCCCACTCAGGCGGTTCACTATTAATATCTACTTGTATAGTGTTTTTGCTTATGCTTCTTTCAGCAGGAAAATGCGTAGCACTATTAACAGATGATATGGCTGGGGTAGCTCTTCCATACTCGTCCATATATACTATAGCAACATCATAATCTCTATTTGAATGTAATGAGTTGTTATTTGTTGTGGTACCTGTAGAAATAACTGATGTAGAAGCTACACCTTTGAAATAAGCAAAAGCCTGAACTCCTGTAGTAGAGGTAAATCTGCAAGCAATAGGTGTTAATACATACCCTTGAGAGGTAGGGGTGTTTATTGTCTGTATAGCCATTGACTCTGATACAGCTGGGCTTGTTATAGAAGATAAGTCAAAAGTAAAATTATCATTATATCCCTGAGCAATAGAAGGGGCTTGATTTATCAGTAAAGCATTAAACCTGTCAGTAAGTGAACTACCATTCGCTGATTGTGAAATAGGTAAAAAGTTTGTTAACCCAATAGAGTTTTCAAATTCTGGTCCAGCCATCAATGCTGCTATACTGCTGTACGCTACGCCTGTAGTAAAATTTATATTTATATCAAATGAGGACCCACCAAATGGTAAAAATCCAGTTGGGAAATCAGGGTCTGATACATCTCCATTTAAAAATCTTGCGGCAAAAGAATATGTAGTAGAAAAAACTGTTCCAGCAGGAATAATATTTCCTGTTTGGTTCCAAGGGTTAGCACCGCTTTCTAATAAAAAACTAAATATAACATCATTTCCTGTAAATGGTTGAGGAGCTCCTGCTATATTATATGTAGTTAAAGTTGAATTACTTGTTTGTTGAGGGGTTTTTAATATTGTCCCCTGAATGTCAACACTTTTAGGTTCAGAGACAAAGTTAACTGGTATGGGCGTTCCGTTTACTGTAGTTATATCTCTTCCGTCTTCATAGTTACCATATATTAATCTGTTTCCTTGTATGGTTTGTGACTTTGCTATCAAAGGAACATTATCGTATTGTCGTAACAACTCATCTTGTCCTAACAAAGTATAAATTTTTTGAGCACTTATTGGATAGTTATAAGATGTATCATTTGGTATGCCTAATAAACTTTTATTTAACTTTTCTATTAAGAAAATAGAGGTGCTGTTACTTGCTTTGTATAATATTTCTATACCAACAACTTCTGAATTACCTGTACTAACCTTTACGTTTATAGAATTAAATTGATTTATCATTCCATCATTCTCAAACGTGCTGTAATTTAACTGAAAGTTTCCTGGCTCAAATGCCGCAGTAGTAAACAAAGAAGTAGCACTATATTTATTATCTAAATATTTAAAACGATATGCAAAGCTTATAAACACTTCTTCTATAAAAGAATTTTCTATAGCATTAGAATTAAAAAGATTTATTTCTGGTGCACCAAGCTCGTTATCTCTAAATCCTGGCGGCTTTACAATAACACTAATTTGTTCTTCTGTAAATGTATTGTTTGGTCCATAATCTCTTTTAACATTTATAACTCTGGGCGGGTTTAAATCATCTGTAAAAAATAATAAATCTTCTATTTTATTTACACCTGTAATTAAAAACTTAGGATCAAATTTTAAAACATCAAAACTTACTAAGTGATATGTAATTGCGTTTATAGATGTGTTATAAGAAACTACTAAATCAGCTATTCCTGTAGGTGAAGGTATAAAATTTGGATCATGAACAAACCAATATAATGTTTCGTTTATTCCATCGGCATATGAACCTATACAGGTAGCTTGTGAAGATAAATCTGTACTGTTTATTTGTAAGGTTGTAAGTTTTGTATTACCCTTAGAATTTTCTACTGCACCAATCTCAGTGCTTTCAGTAGATCCAAGCCTAACATTTAAAGCATCAACATATTCTCCTGGTGGTATTAAGCGTTCATCAACGCTTTTATTCATTCTTCCCTTTACAAAAGTGCTATTAATATCCATATTACTTTATCCATTTGTCCTGACCTCTCAAGTTCATCAGCAGTCTTCCTGGGTGAATATTACTTAATCTTAACTTTGCATTTCTTAATAATGAAGATTTATCTTTTCTTGCTCTATTAACTATATATTCTTGAACTCCTATTTTACTATTAAGCAAAGAAAAACGTATGTATGCATACAGATATTCTTCAAACATTTTGTTTACGCTAATTTTAGAATCATCACCATTCATCATACCATCTGAAACATACTCTAATACCACTGATTTTCCTGACATTGATGAATTAAAATATATTGCACCTGTGCTTTTGTTTATTGTAAAGGTTGGGTTTATATTTGCTGTTTCTGTATTTAATCCAAAACGAGAGCCAACAGCATAATCAAAGTACCAACACCCGTCTATGCAATAACCCAGTTGATTATTGTATGGCCCTGGTCCTAAATATAATCTCTGCATACCTCCATCTTGTCTGGATAAATCAACCTCAGAATTTTCTGGTTTTAAAACATTACCTTCTAAATCAAATAAAATTTTAGCATTATTATCTTGTAAATAAGCATCACTCCACATGGTCTGAATATTTTCCGTTAAAGGATATAAAACACCTGCCTCATATAAAGATATTCTAACGTAATTAACATAATCTGGAGGTAATACAAATCTAATCTGCCCGTCTAAAGTTAGTTGTAAGATTTTAACTTCTTTCATTGCATCGTAATTCAACTCTTGAATACCACGCTTTGCATGAAAAATTACTTGATATCTTTCTATGTTATTTAATATTTCATTATTACCTTGATACATTAACATAAAATTACTAACTATATCCTCTAAAGATACATACTGATATGAACCCCAGTTTTTATCTAATGGTGTATTACCATTGTTTTCATAATATAAATAATCTGTAATATATGCCATTGTTAAACTTGTATTTGGTTATCTTGAACTTCTTCGTTTTGACCGAACTGATAAACATCTGCTTCTCTTATCTCAATACCTACATATTGACAAATCTTTGCAATTAAACCAGGTTCGTCTGATAATGGTAATTCAAAGTCTTGATGTCCTGATAAAGAAGGGTTGTATAAAGGTGCACTACCTGCCATAGTATATGTCCACATTGGAGGTTTTGGGTATCTAATGTACTGTGCCTTTATATCCCCTGCATTAACTATTTGTGTAGGGTAAATAGAAACGGTATTTCCTCCTAAAACATAAGCTGGAAACTGAGTTGTAGGGGAGGTTAGTGTAGAGCTTTGTAAATAAAATATTTTCTTTTGACTTACTCTTTCAACCTCTGTTACATTTTTACCATCATAAATAGCGTACTGTTGATTTATTGCAAATATATTATCACTTAAGTTTAAAGTTGTTGAATTTAAAGTGGCTGCTACATACGCCTGTTTTAAATCAGTTTTATTTATTGCTATACTTTGTTTTGGCGGATATTGTGGGGTTACTGTTCCATTAGAAAAAGGAGGGGTTGCATTTGCGTCAACTAATGACGTACCCCCTGCCCCAGTAGTAATACCTGATGTAATAAGAGTTGGATAGTAAAATAATTTATTTACTAAATAATAATCCGCAGGTAAACTAAAAGTGTTTTCGTCAAAAGTTGTTGCTTTTGCTAAAAATACTTCTTCAGAAAATGAATCTATTACTTCTTCTAAACCTTTTACAATATCAGCATATCCAGTTCCTGATTGCCTCATGTTCTCACGATTTATATACTGATTGTATTGATAAAAATAATCCTCAAACATATCCATCTGCGCTTGTTGGGCGTACAGATTGAAATCTTGTGGAGAAAGATATCCGTAATTATTTTTATTTATAATTGCTAATACCGTATTCCTAACATTGTCTATCATGGGCATAGTAAATACTTTTTAATTATCTACAAATATAGCAAAAAAAAAGAGGTCACTTTTTTTGTGACCTCTTAAGAATTATTAATAAAACTATTAAGACAGCGCTAAACTTTCTACTGTTATAACAGAGCCTTCAAATATAGGCATTTGTACTCTTGCAGTAGATGGTCCAGGTGGGTCTGGCATATTTACACCAACATATCCTCTCTTCATAGCATCTTGTATTGCAATAGCAACAGCACGTCCTGATCCTTGATCTGAATGGTCTATTGTTAATGTAGGAGTAACATTAGTGTTTAAAATAATTTTAGTTTGCTCATTACCAGCTCTATCAGCTAAAACTATTTGATCCATTTGGATTAAATATGTAGAAGATACTGTTGAGTCAAAAACATTAAAAGCGTCTCCTATGGCTCCTGCCGTAGAACTGCATTTAAATCTAAAGTCATCTATAACACTAACTACTACTTCACTAAAGTTTTGAGTTGTATTTTCATATACATCTCCAAGAGCTTCAATTGTAAAGTTATCATTAAACAAAGTTGGGCTGTTAAATATATCAGCAGTTAATGTTAATGATGTTTCATTAATTAAAGCAGCTACAGTAGTTTGTGTACCAGCTGTTGTGTTCTTTACAATATCTCCAACTCTAACTTTACGAGTTGTAAATGTTGATCCTACAGCATTTAATTGCTTTTCCTTACGAATAGCATAAGTTTCAGTACCAGCAGGAAATAAGTCAGAAGCAAAACTTAATTCTGTTCCGTTAGCATTTACAGCAGTTATAGCAGCT